TTCAATAATCTTGACAAGAAGTCTCTATCTGTGGTACAATATATTTGATAGAGAAATCTGTCGTGTGATAACGGCAACGCTTCTACTTCCTACGGTGTGGCGTTGCCGTTATTTTTTTAGTTCGGCATAAACCATTTCTATACCCTGACGAACAACCTCACTGCGATTTGTGTTGCTTTCCTTGGCACAAAAATCAAGCTTTTTAAGAGTTTCTTTATCAACTCTAATTTGGATACGTTCATCTTTAGGGTTTTTCTTTGGCGGTCTGCCTGTTCTTAGTGACATATCATCATCTCACTTTCTGTACTAACAATATTATATACCTGTCAGTACAAAAAGTCAAGGGTCTTTAAAAATAAAGATGTATAAAATATGCACCCTGTTTTTGTGCAGGGTGCATAACAACCTATACCGTATATGGATGTCGAAAAATAATTTTAATACTCCACCAAGCTGAAAGAAAAGTCATACCAGCCGTTGCAGTTTGGAACGGGCAGGAGCTTCTGTGAACGGTCGGAGCAGTACATATTTTTTGTAACCCACCTGTCAATATCCCAGAAAACAACCGTAAGCGAAGATGCGGAAATCATGTCACGCAAGGAGCGGATATTCTCCGCAGAGCCTCTGAATGCAAGCTCTATTTTGTATGTGTCCTTGCGAATGATGTAGCGTATAAGAACACCTGTTTCCGCACTTCTGTTTGAATTTTCGCTGTCTATATCGTAAACTGTAACGGTGTAGCCGTCAGTTGTCGGAGAAATCGGAAGCTCCGCTCCGTTAATGCTTTGAATTGTGTTCATCATACAACTCCGCCCCTTGCTTTTTCGGTTCTGATTACGCTGAGAATGTCCCTCTTGTATGCGGCTGAGTTTGGGTACATATACAGATTGACTACAGGAAGTGAGCCTGATTTTCCGCCCGATGCCTGATTTATTTGTGCGGCAAGCTTGTCAATCCACCCTGTATTGTTTTCAAGCGGCATTACTGCTTCTTTTCCTGCCTCACCGATAAGTGCCGTTGTAGGCTTTGTCACAACTCCGCCTTTGGCAAGTGCAGGTATTTCGGGGATTTCAAAATGTAGAGAGTATCCGGGGATAGCTGATAGTGCTTTATTTAAAAAATTAAGACTTTGGAATGCAGTGTTAAATCTTGTTATCATTAGATTAAGAGCATTTTTTAAGTTGTAGTTAAGTTCTTCGCCAAAATTCCAACAATCAACATTTATATTGTAAAATACATTTTCTAATGAATTACGAACATTCCACATTGTGTTTAAAAAATCAGATTTGAAATTATTGGCTTTATTAAGAATGTTATTAAAATATTCCTCGAAAGAAATCGGCATGTTGATAACATCACTTTGGAATGCTTTGAGTTGATTTGTAAATACTGTAAGTGTAGATTTAAGGATTTCGGGAAGCTTTTGCAATTCTGATTTTGCATTTGAAGTTATGTTTAAACACATATTTTTTATGCTTGTTACAGCTACTGATATATTTTCTTTTATGCCATCGCTAAATCCTAAAACTACATATTTACCTAATTTATAAAACACTTTAGAAGGCGAATGTTCATCCAATTCCTTTTTTGTAGTAGTCGTTGTTTGATTTGCCATATCTTTTGTTGGTTTTACTACAGCTGACGTATTTTCTTTTATTCCATCGGCAAGCCCTTCTGGAATATATTTTCCAGCATTATACATTAGCGCATCAGATTTGAATTTATCTATTGCTTCATTTACGCCATCGCGTACGCTGTTATCCATTGCCTTTTCAATTTTTTTTGACATTTCATCTTCAAAATCCTTACCATTCCAAGCTGATGATATTTTTGTACCGAGATGTTTGAAGTATCCACCAAAGGAACTATTATAAACCTCTTGTTCAGCAGCAAGAAATGCTGTATCAAATGATGTTACTGCATTTTTGCTTATTTCGTTCATTTTTTCACCAACAAGTTGAGTTATTTCCTTTTTTTGATTTTCATAGCCTGAAACGATACCATTTTTCAAACCTTCAAACATTCTTTCGCCTTCTTCATCAAGAAGTCCCATGTTCTTGTATCTTTGAACTTGATTATCAATAATTTTAAGAGCTGATGATGAAGCACTATCTAAATCAGACATTGAACTCGCATATCCTGATGTTATTGTGTTCATAGCTTCATTTACAGCTGTTTCACTTTCCCAGTCGATTTTGCTTGCATCAAGTTCTTGTAGTTTGCATATTAAAGAGTCGGCAGATTCGACAGTGGTATCTGACGTTTCAGTATATTTAAATAATTGCGTAGAAAGCTCGGATAGTCTTTTTTGGGCATTGGAAAACTCTGATGAACCTTTTTCCATATTTACCATAGAAGCCGCTAAATCGGTAATTTCTTTGTTTGTATCGGCTATTAGTTTATTCCCGTCTGCTTCGAGTAAATATAAATTTGAAATTATCTCATCTGTACTTTTGTTTGATATTTTTGCGGTATCTTCAAATGATTTCCCAAGTTGCTCTATAATGCCATTTGTACTGTTTGTTATATTTGATTGTGCTGATTCGGATACTTTGCTTGCTGCAGAAGAAATTTTTTCAGCCATTTCTTCAGACATATCACCTGTTACGGTTATTCTGTCTACGAGCCCTTTTAATTCATCAGAACCGTTTACTATATCCTCATTATTGGAGTCTATTGTGTCACCGAGACTGATTATATTAGCAGTTTCTTTACTAATCGTATTTGCCAGAGCTGATATTGTGTCAGCATACTCTGAAATAGGAGTTCCCATTTCGTTATATATAATTGATTGAGATACAGCAAATATATTGTCATCCACAGCCTTAGTAGCTCCTGCAATCGCTCCAGCGAGAGCTGAAACAGCCGTTATTGCGATACCCACCGGACCTAGCATTGCAGTTAAAGCTATTCCGACAGGAGCTATTACTATTACTAAATTTTTTAATGTCTCACCTAAAGAAGCTGAACCATTTTCAAATTGATACATAGAAGTAAATGCAGTTGTAAAAGATGCAGCTACACCTACAATTGTTGCACCTAATTTTACAATAGGAGAAAGCCCTGCCATGAATGCTTTAAAAGAAGCAAGTGCTGTACTAAATCCAGCAGTTACAACTGCAATAAATCCAGAAAAGCCGCCTCCGGCAATTTCAAATCCAGTAATTATCGGAAGTATGGCTGTCTTTAACGTAGCTAAAGCAGCAGCTATTTTTGTAATTGCTCCAACTTTAGAGAGCAATTTTAGCGCCTTGAATGCTGCAAAAGCAGCTACCAGACCTGTTATTGCGGGAGTATAAGATTTTAGCTTCTTCAATGCAGACGAAATTCCATTTAAGCCTTTTATTATTAATTTGCCAGTCCACTTTCCCAGCGGTTTTAGGAAATTATCCCAAAGCCATGAACCTAGTGGCTTGAAGCTTTTAAGTACGCCATTTAAGAGTAATAAAGCGTTAGAAATAAGATCGAGAAATGCTGGTACAGCTTTGTTTATTGTCCAACTCCCGAGAGGTTTAAGTGCGTTATCCCAAAGCCATTTAAGCCCTTCGCCAATTGTAGAAGCAAACGGTTTTACCGTCTCCCACAGTTGTGACAGTTCTTCTGTTACAGGTTTTAATTTTTCTTTTATTTTTTCGAGCTTTCCCTCCATTTTGGAAGTATCAATATCCATTTCCTGATATTCAAGCTCAGGGAGGGAGTCGAAAACGGAAGAACCGCCGACAGAGGAGGAAGTCTCTCCGCCTGACGCTGACGTATCCGAATCACTTGCAAGTACATTAAGCTCGTCAAAGCCTGCAAGCTGTTTTTTCAGTGCCTTGGTGGAATCGACCGTATCCGTCATATTGTCGGATATATCAGCCGAGCTGTCGGCGGACGAGGAAAAGCCGTCCTTCAGCGAATTTGAATTACCTGTGAGGTTGAGTCCCATTACAGCGGCAAGAGCTTTAAGTGCGGAAGATGCCGCCTGCGTTATTTTCGTAAGACCTGCAATAATCGGCTGTAATGCTTTGTTTATGAATGCTCCTGCGGTTGACATAAGATCCTTGAACGCTCCTGAAAGCACTGAAAGACTGTACGCTGAACCCGTTTGCACCTCATTGCCGAAATTCTTGTCTGCCTGTTCCAGAATAGCAAGCGTTCTGATTTGCTGCTGTTCATAAAATGTAAGCTGTTCCCACGAGCGTCCGTTTGAAATCTGCTTAAATGCGTCTGTGACCTCAAGCATTGCAACTTTTACCTCAATACCTAAGTCATCAATAGCCTCCGTATTGCCAAGCAGTCCCGAACGGATACGAAACATAACGTCTTCCATGGTGCGTCCTGTCTTGGACGCCACCACGGACGAGGCTTTCAGCATTGCTATTGTTACCTTTGCATTTTCGGCAGTATCCTTTGTTATGTTCTTGAAAAGATTTCCGTATGTAGCCGCAAATTCATATGCAGAGCTTTCAGCCATGCCGAGTGATTTTCCTGTTACGGCTGCAAAATATTCAATATACTTTGCCGACTCTTTGAAAAGATCGTTTACTCGAAGTACGGAGCTTTCAAGTGAAACGTATGATTTGAACGCCTGAACAAGTCCTGCAACTCCAAGCGTAACACCTGCAAGTGCGGCGGCTGTTTTGGCGAGAGATTTTATGCCTGAGCTGATGCTTTTAAGCCCTCTGCCAAACCCCGAAGTATCGGCATTAATTCTGACTGTTAAATCCCGTAAAGACATTAGTACCTCCTTTCCGCCTCAGCTAATTTTTTGTCAAATTCGGTATTGGATATTGCAGGAGCTTTACTTGTCTGCGACTCCTTTAAATAAAATTTCAGACCTTTCAGCTTGCCTGAGAATGCCGCACCGACAAAATTTGCGGTTTCCCATGCGAGAACAGTCCTTGAATTTAAGTTCTCGGAGTGCATGCGGTTGTATTCCCTCACACATTCGTTAAGCTCCCACAGCTCCATGTTCCACAGGTCAGGTATGCTTATTCCGACTCTGTAGGCTGTTCTGACGATTTCAGCGGAATTCCAAGCATCTTCCTTATCAGATTTTTCTGTGTTTCCCCCAGCGGATATTTTTCCACCTTTGCTTCAACTTCATCATCAGTTCCTGTGAACATCAGACGTGCGATAAGCTCCTGAACTGTATACTGCAAATCGGTGTAGTCCCATGCGTCAAGGATTTCGTTTCTGAAAGCCTTATCGTTGAGCTTGTCGGCTGAAAGTGAGATAATGTCGATAAGCTCGTTTATTTCTGCGGCTGCTATTTTGTCAAAAATCTGAGTGAGTGGGAGCTTGAACCTCTGCTCCAGCTTCAAAGAAACTCCAAGCTTTGTTGATAATTCGTATTCATTCTCATTTACCTTGATAAACATAACAAAAAACTCCTTTAAATAATAAAAGCAAGCTTAACAGCCTGCTTTTTTTGATTGATACTTGACATTTTTTCTGTTTATGCTATAATATAAATGAAAGGGTACTGCGATAAGCGGTTCTCCCTCAAGCGATTTTAGTTAAGAATAACCGTCGCCTTATGGTAGAGTGGGGCGGTTATTTCTTTTTATTATTATTTACAAGAGCTATTATGTTTAAAACTACGTTAATTAATGTAAGTAATTCTAAAGTACTCATGCAAACACCCCCGTTTCCGAGGGAAAAGATTGAACCGCCTACCGTTTTATCCAGTACCCGTGTCTATATTATAGCATGGGTACTATTTTTTGTCAATTAACCTGTCGGCAGAGTAAGAACAGCCGCCTTTGAACCTGCCAGACTGATTGAAATATCAGCCTTGCCGTCAGCCGAATGGTCGATTTCCAGTGACTCCACAAGACAGTCACCCTGTAAAAACGTGTTTTCGTTGAGATAAAAAGTGCCTTTGATTGTATTGCCGCTTTCAAATGCGTCGTAAAGTATTTTCTGACCGCTTTCCGTGTCAAAATCACATGTACCGTCTGCACTTGCGGACCAGTCCTTTATTGACGCCGCCTTTTCCTTGTAGTCCGAACCGAAAGAAAGAACCTCCAGTATTTCCTTTGAAAGCGATACGTTCCATGAGGACATGTGAACGATGTCCGTTTCGCTTTCAGCTCCGCTTGCTTTGAAGCTAAGCTTGCCTGTAACACCTGTATAAAGTGCCATAAAAATTACCTCCTGTAAATTTTAAAATTAACGGTATACTCCTGACGCTGTTTATCGTCACGTCCGATATCGAGTATTGCCGTTTCCTGTATAACAGAAATCTCCGTATCACTGTAGCGGTTAAGCTTGTCGGTGAATGCGGAGATTTTTTCGTATGACCTCTCACCCCTGCACCTGAGCTGTACATTTTCGACAATGTCAGTGCCGCCGAACGAATGTACAGGCGGACTGCCCTTATATTCAGTCAGTACGGATAAATCGTCAGGGAAATCAGGGAGAAATCCGAGTTTTACAGTGCTGTCGTTAAGAACTGCACCAAGCTTATCAAGTATATTCATCATCTCAATGCCTCGTCAGGTATGCTTTTGAGCATGTCAATGTATTTTTGCTCGTTTTCACTGAACGGCTGTTCAAGGAACTTCGCCTGTCCGCCTTTCGGGTGTTTATAGCCAAGCTCCTCGTGCTGACGCAGTGCGTAGGGCAGGGAATAGCCGATTTCTGCACTTAATTTCAAGGACGGCACCGCCTCACCGCATTTTGATTTATTCGTGAAAACTGTCGAACCGTTTATTTCAGCAGAACAATTATTACGCAAATCACCTGTATCAACAGGTGCAAGTCTTGCGGAACGTCCTGCTAAGCCACAAGCAATGGCAGTAACCTTTTTTGCGGCAAGCTCAGGATTGCGTCGGATTGCCTTTTTAAGCTGTCTGTCAAGCTCACGGCTGTCTATCTCGATTGAATTTCTTCTGCTCATCACATCACCGCCTTATAACCTGTAATTTCGCCGTCAAGGTCGGTCATTTCGCTGACCGAAAGCACCACAAGACCGTTTATTGTATCGCCTGTTGAGATTTTTTCCGTAAGATAGCAGATATGCTCCGCCGTAACGGTCGAGCCGTCAGACCTGTTTACAAGCTGATATTTCTGCACAAGCATGCATGGAACGCTGTGAGGCTCGCTGTAAATCGGCTGACCCCGTGCATTTGTTCCGTCTGCATATCTTACGGTGCAGGTCTGATTGAGGTAATCCTCTAGCATATCTCAAAACCTCCCGAAAGATATGGTGAAAGCAGGCTTACAGCTTTTTTGCAGTCATAAACGCTTGATTTTGACGCAGACTGCACATTATCTCCGTAGCTTTCCGATAAATCGCCCAAGGAAAATGACTTAACTCCGTCTGCAATAAGCTTTGAGCGTTTTTCGGAGCTTTCCTGTTTTTTTTCGTCTGACAGATACAACGCAAGCTCAATTTCGGCGGACTTTACACGTTCAGGAGCTCCCGAGTCTGTATGTCCGTACTGATACGGCAAGCGTGGGAAAGCGGTTTCCTGTTCGGGAACCGCCTTTCTTCCGCCGAATTTCAGACATTCTATTGAGTCAAAGGCATTGTTCAGGTAAACAGCTTTATCGTCCTCGGAAAGTGCATTCCAACGCTTGTAAGCCGCTGATTTCGAGGTATAATGAGTTTTGATGTAGCTGTCAGCCTCCTTAACCGAGCTGTACATTAATTACCTCCTGCCTTTGTCGGTGTTGACCTTTTGAATAAGAGATCAGGTGTAAGTGCCTTTGTACCGTAGTCATAGAAAAGCGACACCGCATAGTCGTTTGAAAGCTGGATTTTTTCAGCCTCGGAGTACTGATTTACGATAACAGGCTGACCGACCGTATCAGTGTGCATGAGCAGAAAATCAATTCCTGTCGGGAGATTGATTGAGCTGTAAACCTTAACCCCATGATACATTCCGAACTCCTCAGCCGCAGTGTCAACGTTGCTGTTTATCTGACTGTCAAGCTTTGTGCGGACTGTGCTGTAATAGCTTGGGGAGAGGATAAGACGGTGATTGCGTCTGTTTGTACCCCTCACATAGTCATTTTTTACAGTTTCAAGTGACAGGATAGCCGCTTCGAGAATTTCGAGAGGGTCGGTTGCATTTGTGGTGATTTCAGCTGCCGCAGTGCAAGCCGCAGAGAAAAACGCTGTATCAAGGTCTGACGCCATAGTGTCAATGTGATTTGACGCACGTCTTGACATGATGCCTGCAACGCCGAAGGTGTCAAGGTCGAATTTTGAAACCTCCTCGACAATTTCCTTGTGGGTGTCCACATTGACAGTGATCGGCGGAACCTTTACAGCGTCACCCTTGCCTGCTGTTCTGGCAGTTCCGTATGTCTTTGACTGGGAATTTGCAAAACGCTTGTACTCAACAGAGCCTGCCGCAGGACTTCCCGAATAGTTCTGGGATTTCAGTGCGTTTGAGAGTGTATCCCTCTGGATATTCTCGATGACAATGCCGTAGATTTCTTTGAGGTCAGCTTTGGTTGATGCCGCCTGCAAAAGTGATAATGCCTTTGTTCTTGCCATAAAAAATTACCTCCTAAAAAATTACCGTTCCTGAGGGGAGCGGTTTGTTGTTGTTATTGGTTTCAGGTGGATTTCCTCCGCCTCCGGGAACGGAATTACCGTCAAAAAGGTAGTCATTTTCAGACTTTACCTTTTCCAGTGCGGACTTTATATCCTCCGACTGATTTTTTGATGATTTGAGTGCTTCGAGGTCAAGAAGTGCCTTGACAGCCTTTGAATTTTTCGCCTTAACTCCTGCAATTGCACTGTCAAGCACGGAATTGAACTCCATATCAGCAATTTTTGTCTGATACTCCGTATCCTTTGCGGCGAGGTCGTCAGTAAGCTGTTTGATTTTGCCGTTAAGCTCCTCTACGTCAACTCCCTCAAACTCTTTCAGAGCTTCTTTGTACTGTGTCAAGTGTTCTCTGTAGCCGTCACGCTCAACGGCAATCTTCTTGATGTCGTTGCTGTTTTCGGTCATTATCTTGTCTATGACCTCTTTTTCAAGTCCTAAGTCCTCTAAAAATTTCCTCTGCATTTTTCTTTACCTCCTTGTGGTTTTGCGGTTTTATGCATGAAAAAAGCACCTCCGAAGAAGTGCATTTGCATTACAGATATAGCAAAACCGCCCATTTCTGAGCGGTTTGTACGAAAGAGCGGTTATTTGGCAGGCGTACAACTCTCCTGCGTCTCTCAGGATTTCTCCTTGTCAGTACCAGCGGCGTGTGGATTGTACGAACTCCTCCACCTCAAATAACCTTTTCTTATCTTACTCATATTATATCACATTTATTCTGATTTGTAAAGTACTTTTTTATTTTTTAAAATTCTGTTCCATTCCTTATCATCAATTTTCATAAATGTAATAATTGAATTTTTAAATTCAGAGTTATCATTTGAGGTTATAATGCGTAAAACGGCTTTGAATTGTTCGTTTTCCGTTTTTATTTCTTTTAAAATTAATGCTGTATAGGGTTTGTTTGCTTCTATGATATAGTCGGGGGTTTCAACAATATCTTTAAAGTATCTTCCAAATCTTTCATAATCATTAGGGTGACGTTCTTTTATATGTTCAATTTGCTTTTCAGTTATAATAACCTCATCAGTCTGAATATCCTCAGTAACACACCTGTATTTTTCAATATCAATTTTTCCTACAAAATGCACATCATTACCTGCCGTTTCAATCGTCCTTTTCTTCATTATATCATTTTCAGCAGGAAAGTCAACATTTTTCGGGGATTTTGAGCGATAAAGGCTCTGCATCTCCTTCCATTTCTGACCGTCCGCATTTTTAATTCTGCGGAACGTATGAAACGATTTTGGAGCGTCCTCGCCGAGCCGCTGCCTGTACCTCTCAAACTGTGAACGGTCGGCACGCATTCTGCGGCTGTCCGCCTGCTGTTTTGAGTAAAGAGCAATTTCCTCATCGGAACGGTTATCTGTAAACGGAGCGTTTGACCTTGCAAGTGCAGCTCTTATCTCCTCAGGCGACTGCATTTCCTCTATCCAGTAGGTCATGACATGACGGCAGTTCGGATGCACATTTCTGTATCCGCTTGGGAATGCCCTTGAAAGCGGAGGAAAACGTTTATCCCTGCCCGATATGCTGTAAACTCTGCCTTGCAGAACCGCACAAGCCTCACAAGTCGGGTAATGCTCCGTCATCATCATGAGGTCGTAGCCGTTTTCAGTAAGCTGATTTTCTCTTGCAAGATTGCCTGCCTCACGAGTTGTTGAACGTGCGACCATTGCCGCGTAAGAGTCAAGCCCGACCTGATACGCACGCTTGCCTGTGCCGTACTGAACCGTCAAAAATCCGTCATTCGCAAGACGCTGCATAAGGTCTTTCTGCATATCGGCTACAGTCTGACCTGCTGCCGCTTTAAGTGCGGCGGAACGAAGTCCTGCCTGCCTGAGTGCATTGTCTCTTGCAGTGTCAAGATAACGCATTACACGTCTGCCTGCAATGGAAATTCCCTGATTTATGTGATACCGCATTTCGTTTGCAAGCTCTGAAACTGCGTCACTGTGTATGTGTGAAAACATATCCGGACGCTTCATTTGCAGATTACTGCGTTTGAAATAAGCGTATGTATCGTCAAGAGCCTTTTTATACTGTCTGGGGATTTCAGTGCTTATATACTGTCCTGTTTCCGCTTCAAGCTCTTTCATGAGCCTTTCAAGCTGTTTCAGCACACTGTTGTAATACGTCCTTGTGCCTGCACCGTAATTCCCCGTTACGATTTCCGCAAGCCTTGCCTGAGCCTCACGGTAAATCCCGATAAGCACATCAAGCTGCGACTTATTCGCCATTGTCTATCACTCCGAGCTGTAACGGCTGAATGGCGGCATTTTCTTCGTTTATCTGTTCAAGCTCCGCCTCTGCCTCCGCATCTGAAAGACCCCGCTGTTTGAGTGCCGCATACTGCGACATCACCGCCTTGCCGCCTGTTGCGAGGTTCAAGGTCTGTATCTGCTCTGTTTCGTCAACAGGAAGTCCGTCATTCCAGTGCAGAGTAAGTCCGCTGTAGTCAACGGAAATCCCGTTAAGACTGCATAATGTGCATATTATGTTCTTTACTCTTGCATTGTTCAGCTTTGCAAGTCTTGCCGCCTTTACTCTCGGAGATACAAGCCGAAGCTTGAGAGCTGTTCCGGAGCTGTCGTTTCCGCCTGCGTCCGCAAAAGCCTGTCCCATTTCAGAAAGTATGTAAAGCTGATTGAAAAGCATTTCCGCCTCCTTGAATGAGCTTTCAAGATTTCCGTCCCACGTAATATATTTTAGGTCAGGACTTTCATTATCGGCTCTGGCAAAATACTTGCCCAGATTGAGATAGGATACTCCGAACTGCTCATCATAGGTCATTGCCGATTCTGGTCCCGACATGGACGGCTCGGAATGCTTGTCAAGCACGCTGTCAATGCAGGAAAACCGCCAAATCAGCTTTTCAATGATACTGCTTATGATTTTATAGTCCGACATTCCGAAAAGACTTGTACTGCTTGTCACGTTCGTGAGAACCTGAACTGCAAAGTCATCAAGTCCTGTAGCGTGCTTTTTCTCATACTCCACAGCACCAATATTGCCGCCGAGCCTGTAAAGACGTTCAATGAAACTGCCCTTTTCGTGTATCTCAACGTAAAGCGACTGCATTTTGCCGTTTCTGTCGGGATTTACAGGGTAAGCTATTACATGCTGAGTAATCGTTTTCAGGTCTGATTTATCGCATATCGGGAACCAGAACATTGGCGAAACTGCAGTAAAGCTTTTATCTTTGAACTTTAATACCGCATTGCCGAAGCGTGAGATGTCAATGAACATCTCGTACAGCTTGTTGAAAAATTCCTGCTGTTCAAGCAGCTTGCTGATTTTATCGGTGTCCTGTTCTGTTTCAAGCGTTGGTGGCTCACCGCACACAAAGTCAGCTGTCTTTTTACTTATTAACTGCTGATAGTTGAAAACTGTGTCAATCTCGGACTGCTTTTTCCCTAATCTTCGTGCAATTGCCGAAAAATCGGACTGCCATTCATTTGGAATTCCCGAATTGAACAAAATTTCATTCCTGCGGTATTCTTCAAGTCTTTTCCTCTCCGAAATCGGAGGAAAAGCCGAGCCGCTTTCGAGAAAATCAAGGTCGGTAAGCATCTTTTCACCTCACATCAACAAAAAATCCGCCCTTGTTGTAAAGAACGGTGTTTACAAAATAGCGTATGTCGTCCATGGCGTGGTCGTTTTCCTTTATCGGGGCGTCATTGCCTGACTTTTCGTTCCAGCGGTAAGCCGAAAATTCCGCAAGGCTGCTTGCACAGCAGTCACAGATTTTTATTTTGCCTGTCTGCAATGCCGTTGCAGTGTTGCGTATACCCTCCAGAACGTCATTATTTGCCTTTGTCACAAAAAACCGTCCGTGACGTCTGATACATTCAATAAAGCTTGCGGCGGAGGGGTCGATTATTATTGACTTTATCGGACGGTCTGCGGCGAGCTTTTCAAGCTCTGTATAATATTCCTCGTCCGTCTTGTTGCGGCCCTCTTTGCGTCCGCTGTAGTAATACTCTGAAATACGATACCATACACCGTCACAAAGTCCCCAAAGCCCCATAGATGTGGGGTTGAGTGTACCATAATCTATGCTGATATGATATCGTGTGTATTTTCTTTCAGCAGTCGGACAGGTTGCGTTCCCTTGTGCCGCAAATGCGTAAATAAGTCCCTCTGCAACTACCCATAAGCCTTTTATATATCTGTCATGGAATACTCCTGTAAACTGACGTTCCGCCTCGTCAAGCTGTTCCTGCGTGAGAGTGGGGTTGTCAGACATCAGGAAATGCAGGTGCAGAGCCTTCCGCTTTTCCGCATTGCAAATCCATTCGGTGTAAAACCAATGTGCAGGACTTTCAGGATTGCAGTTGAACCAGTAAAGCGATTGACTGACCGAAAGGCAGCGGGCGATTGCCTGATTGACAAAGCTTTGCGGCATCAGAGCGACTTCATCAAGAAAGATACCTGAAAGTGTTATGCCCTGCAAAAGCTCGTAGGAGCTTTCGTCCTTGCCGCCAAAAACATAAAAATAATTTTTCCCATGCCGGCTTTCAACAGTAAGCAAATGCTTGGACGTTGAATAGCTGAGCTTGAAGAAATGCGTAATATCCGCAATACTCCGCAGCGGCATGATAATATTGCGTTCGGCAGACGCAACAGTCTTTCCGCATATCCCGAATGAAGCGTTGCTGAACCTCTTCATAGCCCACAGGACGTAGGAGGTTATCATGCATATGGTCTTGCCCGAACGTACCGCACCGTCACAGATAATCGCCTTATAGCCGCCCTTGTAGCACCAGCGGAATACTTCCTTCTGCTTTTTTGAGAGCTTTGAAAATGTCATTCCTCGTCAGCTCCTAACGCCTTGTAAAGCAAAGGTTCTTCCTCTGCATGAGCCGGCTCATTTTTCTGCACGGACTCCTCTTTAAGCTTCAGTTCCTTTTTTCTGATTTCAAGCTCTGCGGAGGAAACGTCAGTACCTGCAATATTGCGTATTTCCCTTATTGCCTGAACATCTCCGGTTTTCGCCCTGTTGAAAAGTCCGACAAGCAGTACCATTTCGTTGTCGATTTCTTCGCTGTCAATACCAAGCTCCGATGCGTTGTTGAAGTCTGAACAGTTCTGACAGGGGAGTTCAAGCAGCAGTTTCATTTTTGCTTTCATGTCACGTTTTTTTCTTCTTGCCTCGCCCGACTTTCTGCCTGCTCTCGACCGCTCTTCGACAGTAAATTTATGTGCGGCAGGTATCAGGTTTTTTTCATTCAAGGTCACCACCTCAGTTATTCAGAATATAACAAAGCCGTCAACTTAATGACGGCTCTGCATGAAAGGAGAAAAAATATGAAAGAAATTTGTTTGCGGAGGTCGAAACCGTACAAGACGGGAAAGCTTTTCTTCTCCTCCGCAGCTTTCTACGATATTATTATAGCACTTGATTTTTTCCCATACGTATCACTTTTCAGATTTCGTGAAGCTTTTCTGCAATTTTATATATAAACCTGCTTCGCCAGCGTTTATATGTTGCTTCGCCTGCATCAATCGGATAAGGCGATTGATAACATATATTGTTCCATACTCCTTTGCGGTACTCCTTAGGTACTTCATTAAACGCCTCCTCAATTGCTTTGCAGCTGCCTCCGAGCATAGCAAGCTTAATTCCCTTTGCCTCGGTCGGATTGCCCAAATTGCCCGCAGGTAATCCGTCATGTTCAGGACTTCCATGAATGATATCTTCTCTTTCCGACTTTATTCGTTCATAGTCCCTCACAAGATACAGTATTCTCATGTACAGATTGTGCGGCAGCTTGTAAGGATTGTTTTTTGTTCTTTGATAATTTCTCATTTTATTGTTTCCTCCAACATAACGGTTACAGTTTTCAGCATATTTATAATTTGCATCATCAATACATACGCTTTTATGTATGCATTTATAGCACTTAATCATTGTATTAACCCTCCGGAACGTAATTTCCGCAATATTTTTTTCTTATTCTCTTAGCAAAATTTCTGTCATTCGTAAAAGCTTCTATGATTTCAGCGGCAATAGAAAGAGCCTCGAATATATCCGCAGATTTTTCCATGTCTGACAGCCTTGTGCCTGCCTTTCTGATGTTCTCCTGATAATACTTGCAGGCGGCTGCCCAGTATTCGTAAGCTGAAACAGCCTCATTGTATTGTGCAAGGAGCTTCTTTTTTCTAGCCGCCGCCTCAGAATTACTCAGATTATCGTATTTATATCTTGCATAAAGCAGACGCAGACTGTCAAAATACCGATAAGCCGCAGGCGGAAAACCGCTTACGTCAATCACTCCGTCATACGCCTGACGTTCAAGAGCCTTGAAATGCTCAGGATTTTTAAAATCATATATTATATAAATCACCTCCGTAACTAAACGGCAGTGCAGGGTGTGCAGGGTATGCAGGGTTTTCTATATATTATATATATTTTTTTGATTTTGATTTTTTATATGATAGAATAGGAAAAACCCTGCAACCCTGCACAACCCTGCACTTTATCCGATTGAAACAGAATAAGAATCGTCAATAAGAGTGATGCCTTTATAAACAAGACCTACACTTTTCTTCACACGTTCGCATCTTTTCTGCATTTCAGTTCCGAATTTTGTGTTGCTCATTTTGTACTCGTTGTTTTCGTCAGCCCACCTCGAATATGCCGCATAAAGCTGTGAAGCCTTGACCTCGCCCTCTCCGACAATACAGCAACTGTCCGTAAATGCGGAAATAACGTCCATTTCGTGACGATACTCCCTTACAGCGTCAAGAACGGCTTTGGGCATTGCAAGCCCCTCACTCTGCCACATCCGACAGCCGTCAACTGCCCATCTCAAAATCCCCTCAAGCTCCTTTGCAAGCTTGTATTTCAGATTTCTGTCAACCTGATTTTCGGGTATCTGTGCCTTGAACGGTATAAGGTGTATACGCCGCCATATTCCCGTGTCCGTACCTCTGATAATCGGCTTGTGATTTGTCGCCATCCACAGCTTAAATTCAGGCTTGAACTCAAATTCCTCCGCAAACAGCTTTCTTGCAGTAACAACGTCATCACCTGTAAGCTGTTTGAGAAGTCCCTCATCAATACGCATACCCTCGTTCGGCTCAACGCTTGTCACAAATCTTGCACCCTTCAGTCTTGCAATGTCACTGTTCGGGGCATTTCCCGAATTTGGCTTTACCATAATCGTCTGCGGCTGGATATTCGTTGCATAATCGCCGAGAATACAGCGTATTATTTCAAGAAAGGTGGACTTGCCGTTTCTGCCTGTTCCAAACAGAAAAAATGCACACTGCTCCGAGGTTGAACCCGTCAGACTGTATCCGACAGCTTTCTGAATGTAGCGTATCAGGTCAAGGTCACCGCTGAAAATGTCGTTGAGAAACTTTTTCCACATCAGCGGTTCGGGAGCGTCCGCATTATATCCGCATCTTGTGATTTTCGTTATGAAAGCAAGCCTGTCATGCGGCATAAGAGTGCCGCTTTTCAGGTCTGCCATGCCGTTTTTGCAGTTGAGGACTGCTTTCTGCCTGTCGAGCATGGACGGCGTAATCGGTTCATAATGCTCTGCCTCGTGGAGCATATTCGTCTTGCCTGTAAAGCTTCTCGACTTCTTATAATGCTTGACGAACTGCTTTTCCATGTCGCCGCCGTTTTCCTCGTCCAGCTCGGCACAAAGAAGTCTTTCCTGAGCCATAAGCTCCACCGCCTCATCAGCAATGCACCTGCTGAACCCGATATTATCATAATTCCACTTGCCGCTGCGGTAAAAAAGCCACTTTCTGTCTGTGTAACTGTACCGTAGAATATCGCCGAAATAGTCCCTGATACGCTGTGCATTGCCCGTATCGTCAAAAGAATATATTTTTTTCGGAACGTTATCCTTCGGGGAGATTGATATTCCGTAGCTGCTGCCCGGTCTGATGTTTTGACCGTAAAAGCTGTCACAATTTGCTGCCGCCTTGTTCAGCGTAAGCATGCCGTATGTACTGCCCGACTGCCGTCTGTCCCACTTATCACGCATCAGACCTGACGAACGGTAGATTATGTCCATTTTTTCAGTATCGCCGCCGCACCAGAATGCAAGAATATTGCAGAAAGCCATGTCTGCCTCTGACTGCGAATTGTAGTCAGACCAGTCGCCGCTGTAAAGTCTGCTGAATTTTTCGCCGTTTGCGGAGCTTTTTGCTCTTTCGATAATCGACTGCACGTCCATACTCGGAGCAAACGATTGGGCAGTTACGCTTTTATTGCTTTGCTTTAAGTCATCGGCAAGATATTTTGCATGAAGCGGCTTGATTTTCTCACTGCATTCACTGATTTCAACATATTCTGTACAGTAATTGCCTGTCATTACAAAAAATCTTCCGCTGTCGTACATTTCAACAGCCCCCTTGCGGCGTTTGCCCTCCGGCAGACTGCCCTTGCAGATGATGTGTATTCCTGTTCCCGACTGCGAAAGCTCGGTATAGCTTTGCAGGGTGTTGATAAACTCCCCTGCAATATTATCGTCTTTGCCTGAAAAAAAGTCTTTCAGTTCAGCTCCGATTTTGTCGAGGTCAACCCCGAAATAGCCTGAGCCGCTGAACATGAAGCCTATGCCTGCAAAATTTTCCGAAGCCATGACTGCGGTATCAAAGTCGCTCCATGTATCCGGACTGTTTGACATTGCCTGTCCGCCCGTTTTCGGATTTATCGGGATTTTTTTGATTTTAGCAGGTGCGTCAGGTCTGGGGTCCGGTTCAGCTCTCCAGCATACCCAGTTCCTGAGCTTTTTTAATTCGTTTGGTATCAGTTCGTACATTTTTTACCTCCGTGTTTTTTTTGAGAACGCTCCCATATATACTCGAAAAAGGGTATTTTTTAAACAAAACCGTTTAAGTAGTTCTGAAAATTCATAAAATGTTTACATTAAAACGGCACTTCACCGTCTGATATGATTTCCTCGAAGTCATCAAGATTGTTAAATCCGTCCGGGGAGGGAGCTGCGGAGGTCTGCGTTTGTGTATTCTGTACCGCCTTTTCTTTGAATACATGGCGGCAGTCGGGGAAGTCGCTTTCATTGACGTACTTGACATTTTCCTGCTGTTTGCCGTTCCATTCCCTATGCTCGACATTGACCTTGAGAGTGCGGTGCATAAGGTCGCTGCACATATCCTGTATGCTTTCGTATGACTTGCCGTTTGGCAGCTTTGCGGACTTTGCAAGACGCATTACCTGCTTGAAGCTGTAGCCCTGAACCTGCATATCCGCCTGAGTCGGTTCTTTGCGTTTCCAGAGCGTGTAAAAAATGTATCTGTCCTTGTATCTTTGATTTATGTCGTTTCTGACAACAAGCGAAAGATTGAGTCCTGTTGCACCGCTTTTAGTGGTGCGTTCTTCAATATTGCGGATAATTACCTCATAATCTCCCTCGGGGAGTATGCCGTAATCGCCTGTTACGTCTTTGTAGTTTGTTGAAAATCCCATATTATTTACCTCCGATTAAATTTAATGCGTCCTCCGCGCTCCTGCATATTCCTGCGACTGCACCCGATGCCTGCATGACTGCGAGGAACTTTTTTTGCTGTTCCGAAGCTCTGCCTTTCGGCGTTTTCACTTCAATGAATACGGCTCGTCCGTCTGATTTGCGAAAACCGAATAAGTCTGAAAAGCCTTTGGGGACGCCTGTATCAAAATAACGTCCGTCAGGAGTTTTCATAGCCCCGACATTCATTCGGAAAATTACGCATGATTCCGACAGTGCAAGCCGTATTTCGTTCTGTATCCTATGCTCTTCCGTCACTTGTTATCATTCCTCTTTCCTTTGCCTGATAAAATGCCCACCCTGTTTTGTATCCGTGACTTTTTGCATAGTCAAGCAGTTCACTGTAAGAATGGCACTCATCAGGAGTTTTGAAGTCAAGCACAAATCCGTCAATTTTTTTAAGCTCCGCCTGTTCCTGTTCGATTTCGGAACACTGTTTTTTCGGAAACTCATATCCGCAGTTCGGGCAGACAGTTACGGCAGCTCCGCTTTCATCTTTCGGAGAAAACACACAGCAGCATTCGGGACATTGCTTAATATTTATCTCGTCAGACTTTTCAAGCTCCCTTTTCTGCTTTTTTCTGCTTTCAAGAGTCCATTCCCTGTCAGCGTCAGGCATTCCGAAACGTGCATAATTTCCCACATGGTCGATTATGACTGCACGCTTGTCCTTGCGGTATCTCATGCACCGCATAGACTGCTGAATGTACAGCGTCAGCGATTGTGTCGGTCTTAATAAAATTGCACACTCGCAGTCGGGAACATCAAAGCCCTCTGAAATTAAGTCTACGTTGCAGAGAATGTCAATTGCACCTTTGCGGAAGTCCTCAATAATACGCTCACGTTCAGCCTTTGGTGTACTGCCGTCTATATGTGCGGCGTCAATTCCTGCAAGGTTGAACTGCATTGCCGTTTCCATTGAATGGCGTACAGAAGTGCAGTAGCATACTGCCTGTCTGCCTTTCGCAAGCTGATTGTAACACTTTATCACATCACCGAACACGGCCTTGTGGAGCATCAGATTTTCAACTGATGAAACGTCATAATCGCCCTTTTTTATTTTAATTCCGGTGAGGTCAACAAGACTTGGAGCGTAGTAATCATAGGGTGCAAGACAGCTGTTTTCTATGAGCCAGCGAGCCGAAACTCCGATTATAAGCTCGTCATTTACATCTGAAAGTCCGGAGCCGTCAAGGCGGACGGGAGTTGCGGTAACTCCCACCCGATACGCATTCGGAAATGCCTCGTATACTTTTTTATAGGTGCTTGCAAGGCTGTGGTGATTTTCGTCTGTAATGATAAGCGAGGGAGCTGACATTTTGTCAATGCGTCTTGCGGCAGTCTGAACCATCATCACACGGCAGCGGAGCATATCAACTCCCCATTTTCTGAAAGTATTTTCTATCTGCTCGCAAAGCTCTCTGCGGTGGACGAGAAAAAGCACATGATTATGCTTTTCTGTGGTACGCTTTGCAATCTCCGCCACAATGACGGACTTTCCGCCGCCGCAGGGGAGTACGATGCATGGAGCTTTTTTGCCTTTCAGCCATGCCTTACGCACCCTGCTGACAAGCTCCTCCTGATACGCTCTCAGCGGCATCTCTTTCAGCCTCCTTGCGTCTGTTTATTTCCTTTACCATGCAGTTCCAGCAAAGCTTTCTGCCGTAGTTTTTCAAAGTGCCGTCCACAATCTGCTCAACGCTCCTGCCCTGTGCAGGGAGTATTGTTCCGCCGCATTCAGAGCAGTTATGCTCAGGCTTCAGATGATAGTAGACTCTCAATGCCTCGTCAACGGCTTTCAGGTCGTTTTCAATGTACATTCCGCTGAACAGTCCCATAGGCGATTTGCAGGTATCATTGCCGTCCGTCTGAGTGGCAAACAGGTATTTCCCGTCATTTACGACCGTTTTCAGCACCGTTGTGAACATTCCCTCAACGGTTATTTTTTCGTCAAGCAGCTTGCCTATGGTTTTGGACTTCTGCCTGCCGTCATCACCTGTTTCAAGATGATTGAGAAAATAAACTATAACATTGTTAGGCAAGGTTTCCGCAAGACGTACAAGCTCCCAGAAGTTCTTGCCTATATCGGTGAACTTCTGAAATCCCGTTTCCTTTGCTCTCCTCATGAACTCGTTTGCCATGAGGTACTGTGTATCGTCTATGACGATTGAGGCGGCGGACTGCTTTTTGATGAATGCGGTAATATCCTTGTAATTGTCGGAGTTAAGCACATTTTCAAACTGTGTGCGGAACGGCAGAGGCTTTCCGTTTACATTTACGAGTGCAAGCTCATCAGCCTTGAAGTTTCTTAGCGACGCTGATTTTCCGCTGCCTGAATATCCCAGAATAAGTACAGGTAATCCCATTTGCAAATCCTCCTAATCTATAATAAGCGACTGTGAGCTTTCAAGTGCCGCACCCTCGAAATGCTCACCCGACTTGATAAGCCTTTTGATTTCCGTTTTTTTGATTTCGGGCAGACTGTATCTTAGCAGGTCGTCACGTCCATGCTCCTGCAGCATTGTTATAAATCCGACTTCGTCCGTGATTTTCAGTGACGGAGTATTTTTCCTGATTGTAATTCTGGCTTTCGGCATATCAATTTTCTTTATTCCCATTTGCTCCATGCAGTTTTTGAGATAGATTGTCATGCCGTCAATTTTTCTGCTGTAGGACTGACGGCGTTTTTTGAGCTTGTCCTCCTCCGCTTTGATTGCCGCCGCCTCGGCTTTCAGTGACTTTATGTACTGTGCTGTATTTTCAGCCTTGAAATTAAATTCCTCCTCGATACCCTCAAGAGTGTCGAACCACGCCTGCAAAAGCTCCGCACGAGTGACATCGGGATTGATGATTTTGCCGTCATCGTCAATATAACTGCCGTCCTCGTTCTTCTCGAACTCCATTTCCTGAATGGCGTCATATTGGTCAAAAAGGGCTTCAAAGTCCTGTGAAATTTCAAATAATCTTTGCATTTTTACTCCTCCGTATTCTTATCAATGCCAATTAAAAGCTCTTTTATTTTTTCCTTGAAAAGCTTTTCTTCGGGATAGTCATTTGCAAAGGAAATGAGCCGTTTTACAGCGTCAATTGCATTTGCAAGGTACACCTTGAAAACTTCTTTGCAGTCAGCTCCGGACTTTGCAGTGTTTGCAAGCTTTTCCTCGTACTCGGCTTTGAGCTTTTCAATTTCTGCGGTATGAGCCTTGTTTTTTTCTATGCTTTCTTTCAGATTTGATTCCTGAAGCTCGTTGTATTTTAAAGACCAGTCGAGGTCCACACGTTTCATTGCGTCTTTAAGATTTTCTATCTCGTGGGAGTCGGTTTCTGCAACAGCAACCTCGACCGGACGGCTTTCAAGCTCCTCAACCTGTTCTTCAAGGGCAGTAATGCTGTTTTTCTTGCTTTCAAGCTCCGATTCAAGCTGTGATATTGTACCCTGCGATTTATCTGCTATTGCTTTAAGCTCTGCTATTCTGGCTTTCAGCTCTTTTACAGAAGTACTTTCAAGGTCGGTGGCCTGCTGTATTTCCTCTCGCTGAGGTCCGTCGAGTTTGGCGAGAAGCGAAAGTTTAGTAACACCGATTTGTTGAATCGATTCAACATTTTTCATGTCTGCTATTGCAGCATACTTGTATGCCATGAACCTGCTAAGACCAACTTCATTTTCGCAATACTCCTCGAAATTCTGATAACCCAGCTCCTTGTAAAGCTTGCTGTCCCTCATCTCCTTCAAGCCCATGCACATATCATAAAGTGACTGCTGTGCAAGCTGTGCCGATACCTTGATTTTGCGGTCAAGGTCTGCCGCTTTTGCGTATTCGGCTGTTAATTCATTCATGCTGTTTTTTTCTCCTTTTTATTAAAAATTTCTGCAATATACTGCTTGTAATTATTTATAAAATCTCTAACATCCTCAGTCATGGGACAGTTTCTAAGCCCTCTGACCTGTACAATATTACCCGAAGCACTCAGCTCAACTGTGTAATACGGTATATCAGGCTTGTCTGCTCTGCGTATAAACAATATATGAAGCTTGCTGTTTGCGTGACGTTCAGCATATCCGCCTACACAATGATGCAAAAGCGAACCTTCTTTAGCAATTTCCTCCATGCTTTCAGGCTGTCGGATAAACAGATTGCCGAAACTGTATTCCAGTTTTTTGCGGTCCGGATAATTTGCTTTGAATGCGGCTATGTTATCATCATTAACTTTTATTTCAGTCAGTTCAGACAAACGCTCATGCATTGCTTGAAAATTATGTGGCATTGATATTGCTGTATCGTGCATATCATAATTAAGCTCTCTGCACTGCTCCAGATAGTCACTGTAGTCAGATTTGCATATTTTATTTTCATTTAAATAACGTGCGATTCTTTGAGGCGTCAGTCCTGTTGCATCGCAAAAACGGTGAAGTGTTCCGGTTTCATAATCAAACACTTTTGCAACGAGCAAGACATCTTCCGGTTTCATCTTCGGGAACTTTTCGCGCCAGAGAATATATTTTTCGTAATACACCTCGCTGCCTTTCAGAACTGCAAATTCTATGCGGTTCAGGTTCAGCATTTTCAGCAGATTGTTGCTTTTCCAGTTGATTTTCTGCGATACATACAAGCTTTTTTGCCCACCCCAATATCCTGATACTCTCTCCTTGATTGGGTTATATCCCGATTTCAGCAGATACTCAATATTCGGGTGCTTGCAGTACACTCTAAGATATTCGATAGGCAAATGATTTGCGTATTTATCTGCCATTGAATATTTCATGCAGGAACGCTTTATTGCCTGCATATTTAACACTGTGTATGAATTATCGAAAGAATATCCGTATGCAGTGCTGCAAAATACAGGTTCGCGAAACTCTGAGCGAACGCTCCACTCGCTTCTGAAATCAGTGCCGTATCGTACAAATCCGTCCTTTGCAAATACATAACGCTGACGTTCAGCCAGTTCGCCTTTTGAATACCGGTGATAGCACCGTACATAAAGCTCATCTCCATGCGTCAAAAAAACTGTGAAATTAGCTGCATTCTTTCCAACGTGCATTCGCTGTTCAATACTTGCAGGGACAGCAGGAAATGCATTTAATAGTTCTTTTTTTCTCTCCTTTTTCATACCGCACCTCAGAAGTCAAGCAGACTGTCAAGTGATATGTTCAGATTGTTTCTTTTAATCGTGATCGGCGGATCAGCTTGCTTGTTATTGCCAATGAGATCAATCGACATATTGAAATGTACAACAGCTGTTGAGAAATAAAACCTTACTGCTTTGCTGTAAACCTCAAAGTCGGAACAGCTTTTCTCTATGCCTTTGGTTACGCTGTCAAGGCACTCCTGAAATGTCTTGCCTGACTGCTCGATTGCCTGCTCAAATTCAGCTTCCTGCTCACAGAAGCTCATGAGAGCTTTTGCTGTATCAGGAGCTATAGCCTGCTGATACTTACCTTTGATATGCTTATCATCAAAATATTTTTCCTTATCCATTGACTTTTCCTCCTTTATCTGCTATAATAGCAGTGTTCAAATATTTATTTGTTTCCGTCTGCTTCGGCAGGCGATTTTTTTGCCTCTCTTGCGAGCCATTCTATCAGCATTTCAGTTTCCGTCAATTTATTCACCGTCCTTTCTTAATTCAAGCAAACCTGCCCGTACGTAGTACCAGCCTTTCAGGTAGTCTGTCGGAGCTTCTGCATAAAGTCTGCGATACATTTTTATTACAGCTTTTAACTGCCTGCGCTGTCTGACACGCTGTGCAAATTCAGATATCATCTGCACAATTGAAAGCGGAATTGACAATACAAACGCAGTAAGAAACATCATTGCAGGTGTCATGACCGCAATCAGCAATAATTTCCACATCGGTTATCTCTCCCTCCTGCTTGTCCGCATAGTCCTTTCGGACTATATTTATGTAAGCTCATCCATTATGCCGGGATTTTCTTTGAGCCACTTCTCATGTCTTTTTTTTATTTCCTCTTTTTCTTTTCTTGCATTTGCCATAAGTTCGTCCCAGTCAATACCTGCGTCAACGCACGAGTGATAAAAGTCAACAAGTGCTTTTTTCAGGTCATTTTCTCTCACCTGCCGTTCCTCAGGTGTAAGACATGGAAAATACAGCTTTACAATCGCCTTTTCCGTCCTGTAGACCTCCATACGTCCGTTTTTGTATTCATCTGGTAAATCCATAATCTCACCTCATTATATTTTATTTGCCGCCGCTTGTACCGCTTGCCTGTCTTACTTTGAGTTTTTCAGCAATGCTCTTTCGCTATTGATGACAGTCCTCAGAGCTGCGTCAGGCTTGAATGTTCTGCAAATCTCAACAGCTGCACTAAATCGGCATACAGCTATCATTGCTATGGTTTGCACATTCAGAGTTTTAAGCAGCTTCTTTTTCCGGGCTGTTCCACTGCTTTTCAACTTCGATAAAATACTGTCTGCACTTTCTTCCGACTTCGGAACGCTGTATCATGCAGAGTTCTTTTGCCATATCAATGGTAAGCTGGTGGTCGTCAATAGTTGTTGTGGGGTTCTTCGGATTATTGGTCTGACAATTTTGTCTAACCAATATAAAGTCCGAATTTTCGGCAAATCCGTATTCACACATTCTGCTGAACCACTTTGTATAGGGTGTCTTGATTTCAAGAGCCTCGTGAAGTTCTCCTCTAATGCTTTTTGTTGGTGGGGGAATAGCTGCATAAGGCAATACCCCTTAATCTTCATCAACATCAATCCCGGTAATCTCTTTGAAAATTACCTTATCGAAGTTCGGAATTGCTGTAATGATATTCTTTTGACGGTCAGACAAACCACGCCACCAAATAACCGCACATTCGGAATTATCCAATTCTTTCAGATAACCGCCCGTTGTTTTGGCTTCTGGGTGTGCTGCCTTTTCTTCATCCGTCATATCATCAAGCCAAATGTATTCAAGTACATCCCCCGGAATCTGATTCAGAAGATAACGGGCATCCGAATTCAACCAATCCTGATAATTCCATTCGGAAGGCTTATTGAACAAATAAATTTTCGGTTCAACCGTATTGAAGCAACCGTTGGAAAAGTTGGTTTTGTTCCAATCGCCGCTGTTCCGATCGCCGCTGTTCCGATTGCCGCTGTTCCAATCGCCGCTGTTCCGATCGCCGCTGTTCCAATCGCCGCTGTTCCAATTGCCGCTGTTCCAATCACCGCTGTTCCGATCGCCGCTGTTCCGATTGCCGCTGTTCCAATCGCCGCTGTTCCGATCGCCGCTGTTCTGAAGTCCGGTGCAACCCTTTCCTATATTCACGATTTCAAGAAGTTCCTGCCACGGAATTTCACGAATGATTTCCAACTTGTCCGTACAGCATTTATCACCTTCTTCAACAACCGTTCCATAAGCTGTCACTTCCGCAACCCTGTTTTCAGGGTTGAAATTGTAATAATTGAAGCAACCTGCCACTTTCTTGCAGAAGTGCATCCCCTGACTGCAAGCCGAAGGGGTAACATCTTCTTCAAATTTTCCGGGGCAAGTGTACTGTTTATCTCTACAAGTCCAATCAGGATTGAACACTTTGAACCCTTTAACAACTCCTGTTTCACTCATAATCTTTTAACCTCTCTTTCTGTTAGGCAACTTCATTCATTGGAACTTCAATCCCCGTGTATTCGGTAAACTTCACGGAAGAAATAAAGTAACTCCAATTTGTCAACTTAGCTGCATAGCCCCACGGGAACACCCCATCACGCAACCCCTGCATAACCCATCAGTCATGCAGTTCCACAGCATTAATTGCTAAAAGCATGTCACCTTTGTGTAAACGATTGTCTGAAATTTTGGTTTCATGAGAAAACAAGCATCTATCCTCTGGAAATTCCTTGACAATCACTCTTGTTCTTCCCCTGCTGATAAACTCCTCTGTAAGTTTTTCAGTGGGGATATTTTTTAATTCATTCATTTTAATTTTCCTCCTGTTAATTTTAATTGTTAGTTTCGATTTTCTGAACTAACGGGGTAAAAAAATAGTCAGCAATATCACTGCCATTAATATGCAAAACGTCCATAGCTTTCTTCATTTCATTCTGTGTAAATTCCGACCTGTGGTTAAGCTTTGCCGAAATACTGGCTTTTGAGATGCCCATTAAGTTGGAAAAATTATCTTGCGTGTTGCATACTTCTTTTATTTTCCCTCTTAGCTTTGAATAATTGAAATTCACTCTATTCACCTCCTTGTTCAGATTTTCTAAACTTAGTATACCACACACTTTTTTTGCTGTCAATACTTTTTTTAATATTTCTAAACTTTTTTTAAAAATAACTTGATTTTTTCTAAACTCTATAGTATAATAACAATTAAAAAGGGAGGTGCCTTATGAAAGAATTTTATCAACAATTGAGAAAAGCTATGAATATTCGGAATGTTACTCAAACGGAATTGTGTGTAAGAACAGGCATACCCAAATCAGCAATGAGTCAATACATATCAGGTGCATTCAAGCCTAAACAAAAAAGGACATATTTGCTTTCAAAAGCACTTAATGTAAACGAGGCGTGGCTGATGGGATGCGATGATGTACCTATGGAAATCGTAAAGCCTCAATCCGAAAAACCGATTGAATCGAACATAGGTGAAGTATGCGACAATAAAAAAATAAAACTTATACCTGTTTTTGAATCGGTATCCGCAGGATTTGGCTCATATGCAGATGAACACGTCATTGATTATTTGCCTTTATATATTGAAAACGATTACGATGCCGAAAATATGCTTGCTATCAAAGTCAAAGGCGACAGTATGTACCCGAAGATTGAGAATGGTGACATCGTTGCAGTCCGAAAGCAGAGTTATTTTGAAAATGGCAACATCGTCGTTATTCTTGTAGACGGTGATGAGGGACTTGTCAAGAAAATATATCAGGATAATGAAAAAGTAAAATTAGTGTCAATTAATCCCGAATACCCTGATAAGCTCTTTTACGGTGAAGAAGCTGACAGATTGAAAATTGTCGGTGTTGTTAAGCAGATAATTAAAAACTTGTAAATATGAACAGTTTTAATCTCAACTTATTGGAATGTAAATCTTTCGTATCTGCTTATAGTTGTCTCGGAAACACCGGTTCTAATCTCAACTTATTGGAATGTAAATCTTGTATATATTAATGAAGAGCTTAATTACATACATATACTTGGAAAAGCTGTTTATTTTATGAGTGCACTTTAACTTTTATCTATATATAATTAATAGTGGGGGTAATATTATGGAACAAAATGATATTTTTAAAGACAAGTTTAATAATTATCTTGCAAGAATAAAAAGCTATCAAAATCAATTTAATGACATTTCGGAGGAGTCAACAAAAACAACACTTATAATGCCGTTCTTCGCTTTGCTAGGATATGACGTGTTTGATTCAAATGAATTTACTCCTGAATTCATATGTGACGTTGCAGCTAAAAAAGGCGAAAAAGTAGATTATGCAATTATGAAAGACGGCGAACCTATTATACTTATTGAAGCTAAAAGAGCCGGCATGAAACTGCAAAAGCAACAGCAGGGGCAACTTTATAGGTATTTTTCAACTAATAGATGTCGTGTCGCTATTTTAACCAATGGCGTAACATATCAATTTTTCAGTGACCTCAATGCCGCCAATGTCATGGATGATGATCCCTTTCTTTCTTTCAATCTGTTAGAAGATGATCCGTCAATTTATCTTTCTGCTGTTAAGCAATTTTGTAAAGAAACGTTTGATGTAAAAAATGTAATTTCAAGAGCTGTATACCAAAAGTATGCAAAAGTTGTTGAAAAAACTATAAAGCAAGATTTGATATCACCAAGTGATGAAATAGTTAAATACTTTCTTTTAAGACCTGAAATAAAAACAGGAAATAGAATTACAGCTCAAATGATAGAAAAATATAGAGATGTTACTCGAAGAGCAATGAGAAAAGTCTTTGGCATAACAATAGAAAATGTCGAAAAGAATGAACAATGTAATTCTCAATGTAGTAACATGGAAGAAGAACACAAAGCAAATACCCCAGACACTATTGCAGAGCAAATCAAAAATATTATATCTTCAATTCCTGACATATCCTGCACTCCCGAGGGCAATTCTGAATTTATACGATTGCACCTATACACAGCAGACAGCAGAAAGCTGGGAACGGTTAAAATCAGCAAGTCTGATATGTCAATACAGTATAAAAAGATAGGTCAAGACGCATACATTATAAAAACGGCTGATGAGTTGAAGAAATACATAATGTAAAAACCCCTGTCGTATGCAGACAGGGGGATTACGGAAAGGAACAGTTATGGCAAAATATCTTGAATATCTGCGAAAGTCCAGAGCAGACGGAGAAAATGAAACGATAGAAGCGGTATTGGAACGGCATGAAAAAATTCTGCATGAATACGCTGAAAAGAATGGCATAGCCGTTTCCGAGGCCGACATTTATCGTGAGGTTGTTTCAGGTGAAACCATACAGGACAGACCTGTCATTAACAAGCTCCTTACAAGGATACAGAATGAGGACATAAAGGGCGTTCTTGTAGTAGAGCCGCAGCGTCTGAGCCGTGGCGACCTTAGCGACTGCGGAACGATAATACGTGCTTTCCGCTATACTGATACGCTTATTGTCACTCCAACAAAAACTTACGACTTGTCAGAAAAGTTTGACCGCAAATTCTTTGAAATGGAGCTGACGAGGGGTAATGATTACCTTGAATATGTCAAGGAAATTATGATGAGAGGCAGACTTGCGTCAGTATCAGAGGGGAACTATATAGGCTCTCTGCCGCCTTACGGTTATGATAAGGTAAAAGTCGGCAAAAACTATACTTTACAGGAAAACTCCGAATCGGACACTGTAAGGCTTATATTTGATTTGTTTGTGAACGAGAACCTTGGCACAGTCAATATAGCCAACAGACTAAATGAACTTGGAATAAAGCCTAAAAAAATAGGCTTCTGGACTAATTCCACAATTCGTGATATCCTGAGAAACCCTGTTTATATAGGAAAAATACGCTGGAACTGGCGAAAAACCATAAAAAAATATGAAAACGGCGAGATTGTTAAATCACGTCCGAAGTCGTCCGCAGAGGACTGGGTACTTGTTGACGGTAAGCATGAGGGGATAGTCACAGAAGAAATCTTCAATGCAGCTCAAAAACGTTGGGGAACGTTCCCTAAAGTCAAGCACTCGGCTGAAACCGTTAATCCGTTCGCAGGTTTGACACATTGTGAATGCGGCTACGCTATGATTATGCAAAAAAGTGCAAAATCCTCTCCTCGTGTTGTTTGCAGAAATCAGGCAAGGTGCGGAAATAAGTCCGCCACTTTTGAGGAGTTTGAGGAAGCTGTTATTGAGTCGCTCAGCTCGTACATTGCTGAATTTAAAATGCTTGCTGAGTCAGGAAACAAAGTAAAGCTGAATAGTAAAGAAACTGCTGTGAAAAAACTTGAAAAAGCACTTAAAGACCTCGAACTGCAGCAGGAACGACTTTACGATTTTTTAGAAGACGGTACATACTCCAAAAGTGTTTTTGCTAAAAGAAATCAGGCGTTAGCCGAAAAAAGAAGCAAGACTTTAAGTGCTCTGGAAGCTGCAAGAATGTCTGTTGAACCCACTCCGATAGATTACAGAGAGAAAATTGTGCTGCTGACTGATGCTGTTACAGCTCTTAAAGATAATAACTTGTCAGCAACAGTTAAAAACAGTCTGCTGAAAAATGTAGTTAAAGAAATCCGTTACAGCCGCCGTACAGCTAATCGCACAAAATGGGATAAGACCCCTTTCCATATCGAGGTGTTGTTGAAGTTTTAAGTTCTATCATTAATGTCCCTATTCTTCGGTACATCAATGATAAAGATTATAATCACGGTGGCTAAAAAAGCAGCGGAGGGATTTACCCTCCGCCATTTTTTATTTTACAAGCAAATCCCAATCAGTACCGCCTAAATATCCCTGTCCCAGTTTATTTACTCTCTGAAACTCATGGATTGCATTCATAGTCATAGTACCCGAAATGCCGTCTGCCTGTCCGCATGAGAAATTGAGAGCATTTAAACGCTGCTGTACCCAGCGCGTCAGCTCACCGCTGTCGCCATTGTTGATAGTGTACTTGTAGCACTCTGCCAGAGTTTTGGGTCCTGCAATACCGTCCACGGTCAGAGCTGCCCCTTTGGCATTTAAAATTGTCTGAAGCTCAGCAATATAATTTGAATTAACAGCATAATACCTGTTAAAATCGTCCGTTACACTGCCTGACGTCCCACCTGCAACTGCCTCATCACCGTACCATTTTGAGCCTGTCCGCACATCAACGTGAGTGTAGATATATGTGGCAGTAATGTTCGCAATGCCTGAAAAGCCTATATCCTGCGCCTTGCAACAAACAGTCTTTGAACTGATTGGCTTTCCGTCCTGCCTATAGCAGCAGATATCCGCCGCATTTCCCTTAGTGTGCTGACCTGTTCCGCTGCCGCCGACCGCCTTATCGTGTGCGGTACATCTGTAACCGCTTGTCACGATAATTTTGGAGCAATTCAATTCTGCGTACAGCTTTTCCAGCTTGTCCACAAGGTCAGTATTAAGCAAAATTTCATGCTCCTTGCCGCATTTACAGCGAAATTCACGCACATTAAAATGCTTTGAAAGCTGTTCACTGCTGTTGTGACCGTATATTTTAATCATTTTCACTGTCCTCCTTGCTTTTTAGCTGTTCAAGTACATCAATCAATTTTTTTGGCAGCGGAATGCCGATATTCCCTGCATTTTCAAGTATGCTTATACCCTCGTTCGCTATGTAAAAGCCGATTACAGCACTGCGGCAAACCGAGCCGCCTCCGAGAACATGAGTATCGAGAATATGCCCGACCGCAACTAATATTAAAATAAACACTTTCTTCGCAATGCCTTTAAATCCGACCTCTGAGGACAGCTCCCTGTGCAGCCATGCTACAGCAAGTCCGGTAATATAGTCCATTGCCATAAATGCTATAAGTGCGTAGAGCAGACCGTCAAGCCTGCCCCACATAAAACCGCATACTCCAAACAAGCACGCTGACATTGTTTGTATTAATTTTTCCATGTTTGCCTCCTGAATTATACTTCAATAATATCAAAGTAATTTTTGTCATCAAAGCCTGACGGAACACCGTTTTTAACAGCCTCCCAGATAGAAGCTCCGTCAGTATACCATAGTCCTTTAGTTACCTCCATTCCTTTTTGATATTGAACAGGATTCAGATAATCGCCCTCAGGAACGACTGCTGTTTCGTCTTTTACTAAAGTGAAACAGCCGTTGCTGTCAGGAACAATCTTATATCCTGATTTGCTAATTGTCTGTTCAAGCTCTTTGATTTTTGCACTCTGTTCTTCAATTGTTTTGTTTTTTTCAATGATGTCCATATAAACAGCTTGAAGCTGTTCAAACTTTCTGCAAAATTCTTCTGAATTCATTCTATTCCCTCCATGACGTCAAGCAGCTGTGATGTCAGCTGCTGTTCTGATTGAGCGTATGATTTTGACGCGGTATAAGTCACACTAACATTGCTCGGCTGTACAGTCGTGTCAACAGACAGCGTTGCTGATGCGGATTTTATTGTTTTTATGTTTGTTTTCGAAATTGTTTCTGTTGCTGATTCAATCGGATATATTACTTCGACATTGTTAGATGTCAGCCATGTTTTAAACTCGTCAACAGTTGATATATCATTATAAAAAATATATAAGCCTGTATTTACGCTGTTAATGTATATTCCATGGTTTGCATTTCTGTATGCATACTTAAATCTGTTGCATATTCCGAGTTTGTAATCCTTTGAATTTAAGCTTTCCGTTGCCCATACAAAGCGTCTTAACGTGCCGGATACAACAGATGTTGTCCATTCTTCTGTGCCGTCAAGAATTACAGATTTGCAGCGTCTTATAACTTTATCCGGATATAATTCGTCTTGATAATCGCCAATTTTTCTTAGCGGTTCATCAAGGTATATTATCGAAGTAACACTGTCTGAGCTGCTTGAAGCTACTGTGACAGGGACAGCATATTTCCCCTTATGCTCTCCTTCAGTCACTAAATCCCCCACGCTCTGCACCTCAACAGGCACGTCAGGACTTGGCTCTCCGTCCTGAACGGTATTTCCTGTTATAGTGTAGCTCACAAGTTTACCGACTTTACAGTTTGTGAGCGTAAGCGGAGGAGTGCCAAATACTTCAACGGTACCGTCTGCACTGTTTTTCAGCCAATTTGCTACAATCTGTGTATGCGTATCGGCAGAATAGCCGAGCAGCTGAGCTTTGTATATTTCATACAGAGTCATACCCACTCACCCTCGTTGTTCAGTATCTTGATTTCATGTTCACTTGCAATAAGTGCAAGCGAGCCTGCCGCATACATACCGCTTGAAATTTCTGATGCAGTCGGCAAATCTGACGCTGCATCGCATAATATCTCTACTCTTTGTATCGACTTGCTGTCTGCAAATCGTATATGTTCACTGTGCATTATTGTTTTCATTTTAAACCTCCTGATAAAATTTAACCTGACAGCCGTCAGGGAATGAAGTGGGGAAGTATGTGCAGTCGCTTGCAATTTTTACAGATGTCAGTGCCGTATTGCGAAAAGCATATTCACCTATATATTTGCAAGACCTCGGTATAGTTATTTTTGTCAGATTTACAGCATTTGCAAATGCTCCAATCAGTTCATTTTCAACAAATAACCCTGTAGTCAGCTCCTGATTTTCAATCCTCCAGAGTGCGTCAGGATATGGAGCAGACATCGGGCTTTCAGGCATTTCGGTAAACTGGTCATTAGTCAATATATTATCAACGATTTTCCAAGCCATTTAATCAACTCCAATCGGAAAGCCTATACTGCTGAGATATTCTGCATCTGTGAGCTGAGCATCAGTACAGCCTATTAAATCAGTATCAGACACAGTATTAGGAAATGCCGTAGTAGAATAAATGTTTGCTAAATTTGCAGAATTGCTTTTTATACCTACTCCGCTGTTCCCTTTTCCCATAAATACAGAAGTTTTACAATAGCCGTCAGTATTAATTGCTATAGTATCACCATTTGTTTCAAAATCAAATTTGCTGTTTTCAATGTATGCTGTTTTCATCAATGAGTCAGAAGATATGCTCCCTGTCGGTAGTTTTAATCTGATATCACAATTTCGCACATAAGGTTTATAGCCTTCAAGATTTCCATATTTCAACCCTGAGAACAGTCTGAATTCATTTGCTGTACATATTAGATTAAAAGAACAATAATCAAGCAACGGGCGACTATCGGCACCTACATTATACACACCAAAAAATAAAGATGAATTTGTAACACCTGTGAAAACGCAATTTGTAAAGTTTCTCCTGTTTCCTGACGATGTATCTACACCTACAAGTTTTAAAAACGAGTCACCACAGTTATAGAAATTAATAAATTTTAAATTGTCTATGCTGCCGCAATCTAAGAAATTTTTTAAAGCATAGATATTTTTCAAAACCCAGCCATTCCCTATAATTTTCCCCGTATGCCGAATAGACGTCAAAAGTCCTTGCGGAGCTTCAATATTAAAATCAATAACTTTGTTTTCTGCATTTGCATCAAACTCTATTTCCTGTGTGTTATCTGCTGCATTTGCTTCGATAAATTCACTCCATGAATTAACAACAGCCAAAAAATCGCCTCCTTAATAAACAGCCGTTACTCCCTCGGGAATAACAGCACTCTTTACGTCACTGTAATTAAACGCAGTACATTCAATTTTTGCAACAGGCTTACTCTCGATAGCATCAGGCACTTTCGGACGCTTACTGCTGCCGAGATAACCTATTATCGTAACGTCATTTTCGTTTACGATATAGCGGTAATCGGAAGCGTCTGTAGTCTGTGCGGTGACAGCTTCAATATTCTGTGCCCAGACCACTGCCTGCACCTTTTCAGCGTAGCACGAGCCTTTCAGCACCAGCTTTGCCGAGTGTTCGCCGACATTCAGACCGTAAAAAACGTAAGAAAAATGCTGTAAGGAATGTCCCTCCTGCACCGTAAATACAGGGGAGAAGTCCTGAACAGCATTGTCAATGTAGTATTCTGCGGTGACGTTTTCGGCACTTTGGGCGGATATTTCAACGTCAGCCGAGAAAAAGCAGTCTGTTGACGTCCCATTGCACTTGAAATCTGCTTCGGCAATCGTTTTTCCGTCCGTTTCAAGAGAGCCTGTTGACGTGTCGCACTCAATTGCCGTAATCGTAAGCTGTCTGATGAACCTTGAAACGTCAGCGGAAGAAGTGCCGCCGCCTGCACCAAGATTGCCTGCACCTGACGAGCTTTGCTGTGAGCTTTCATATCCTGCGGCAGTAATGACCTGCGGACCTCTGAACTGCCATTCATCAGTGCAGATAAGCATTAAAGCTCCCGTATCTGCAACCTCGCCCTTAACATTGACAAAATCGCCGACATCAAGTGCAGGGTCGCCTGCATATTCAAGCGTTCCCGGAGTAAACGTCAGGTTGAGAATATCGTGGATAAGAGAGCATATCCACTTTTCGTAATCGGTTGAGTCATTGTCGTTTGCCATGAGTCCGTTTGACTCAAAATGCACAACATATCCGCTGTTGCCGCTTACCGACTCCGTATACTCTCCTGTCGCTTTCGTGTAGCTTACTCCCGATACCGTAAACGGCTGTTCCGCAAGTTCAAGCTTAAAGCGTCTGTTCGGCAGTATCGTGTAAACAGGCTCTGCGGACTTGAATTGACGAAATTCTATTTTGCCGCTCCGATTGATGAAAGCAAATCCGCCGATAAGCTCCGCAAGCTGACTTACCGCTGTTCTTAGCGTCTTCGGAGCAGAGTCCCTTACTCCATACATCAGGTCAAGCGGAACGTCCGTCATTGCCTTTATTTCGTCAAAAGTCTGCTCAAATTCAAGTCCTGTCGCAAGAGTCACAAGGCTGTAGACCGTTGCCGCCTGATACGGAACAAGTCCTGCCGCATAGTTGTACTTCACTGACGCTTCAAGCAAATCTGTATCCAGCTCGGACATTCTGTCATAGGCTGTGCAGTTTATCTGATTTTCATTTCTGACTGCTTTTGCTATGTAAAACACTCCGAGCGGTACCCACTCCGTAGTGTCGGCTGAAATTTCAAGTCCGAAGTCAAAGTTTACCTCTGCACCGTATAAGCTGTTGCGTTCAACGCTGTCCGCCACAAGCGAGAATATAAGCTGTCCCTGATAAACTCCGCCTATGCCGAATACCGAGCTGTCATTGAGGCACTGCATTGACCTGCATATATCGCCTATAAGCTCGTCCGTCACCGTTATGGACGTCCCGTTCGTCAGCCTGACACTCCCTCTTATGTGATGCACTGCACTTGTCATTATCGCCGCTTTGTATGCTTCACTTACAGGATACATCGTTAATACCTCCTTTCAGGCATAATAAAAGCACCCCGTTCGGAGTGCTTTATGGGTTTAAAATTTGAAGCTTGTTGTTGTCTGATATTTTTCATACGAAAACACAGTAATGTCAGTTGCTAAGTCGTCACTTACTTTTCTGAGAGCCTGTCTGATAGTTTCAACGTCATTTACGCTCATGTTGTGACGATTGCATGAGTCAAGCAGAACCTCAACCGCCGTAAGCTTTCTCTTGATGCCCTTAATCATGCCCTGCATGCGTGTGTTTCCGATTATGACCGCATATTCCTCTTTTTTCTTTTCCTTACAGCTGATGACCTCTGTTGTAAATGCACTCGGCAGTTCAGGTTTTATTTTACAGAATTTGCAGATTGATTTAAGACCGTCCTTTGTGATAATGTATAATTCAGATGCCAGCTTGTTTACTTTGGGATTTTCGGCTTTGAACTTCATCAGGTCTTTCTTTCTTAGCAGATAATAGTCAAAAAACTCAACGCAGGAACAATTTATTGCTTTCATAATCGTGTTTCTTTTTGCTCCTGTGAAGTGCTCCACATCTGCAAGACTTAACACGGGGTCGCCGTTGTATGTCTTGTCGAAATAAATGTAAGGTTCAGACGGCTTTTTCGGTACGCTGTAGGTGCCTGTTCTGTTGAGTTCGGGAAGAACTTCATTTGTCAGCCATTTGCGGAAGGCTCTGCACTTGTCGGTTCGTGCTTCAAGCATGAAGTCGTAGAGCTGGGATTCGGTGATGTACTTGTGTCCATTGCGGACACAAGGCTGTATTTCGGCATTCGTACAAACCTTATCGATTCTGGACTTGTAAGGAAACAGTACTTTATTTTCTGGGTGAACACCGTGTTCACCCGCCGATTTTCCGTTACTTCTTGCGTAACCGAGAGCCATGCCCACAGCATAAAGCTCAAACATTGGAGTCCCGTCAATTATCTGCATGTCAATGATTGTGTCCTCGAATTTAACTACCTTGTTCATAATGAAACTTCCTTTCAATAATCTTGACAAGAAGTCTCTATCTGTGGTACAATATATTTGATAGAGAAATCTGTCGGCAATAACGGTATTCGTGTCACTTGCTACGGTGCGGATGCCGTTATTCTTTTTCGATTACTTTTTTTATCCCCTCTCGGACTACATCTGTCCTTGTAACTTGATTGCTCTTGCAGTATTCGATAAGTTTCTTGTTTGTTTCTTCGTCAATTCTAGCCTTGACTTCGACCGTTAGAGGGGCTTGAGATTTAGGTCGCCCTGTCCTTGGTGACATATTCTCACCTCACTTTCTGTGCCACAATTATATTATAATTCGTGTGGCACAAAAAGTCAAGGGTCTTTAAAAATAAAGATGTATAAAATATGCACCCTGTTTTTGTGCAGGGTGCATAACAACCT